TAATTTTTTACCAATTGGTATAAATAATAACATGCGTTAAACGCAAATATTTAAGGAGAAGTAACATGGCAATCGGAGTACAAAGAGTTCACGGTGGCTCGCAAGCAGTTGTAAACGTAGGCGATTCGATTACACAAAACGCAAATGCAGTTGTCATTAACACCGGTATTGCAAGTCCACTCAGTGCAATTAAAGTTTTAGCTGCAACTGGCAACCTAGCCGCTGAATTAGGTGGTCCAAATAATGATGGCAAGGCATCGGCAGTAGAAACTCTATTAAAAACAATTGCAGCGAATGCAAGTATTTTAGCATACCAAGTTGACAATAACACAGCTAATGTTCAGTTAAGTGTCATAGTAGAACGCAGCGGGTGGGCTTCAGACTTACAACTACAAACAGCAGTTCGTGCATTAGGCGCAAACATTGGTGCTTTTGGTGTTATAAATATGTCAGCCGCAGCAGTAAGCACAACAAGCGGTATTAAGATTGGTTAAATAATCTTATATCTATAAAGAAGGCAGCTTAGGCTGCTTTTTTTATGACCGCCATAAATATTGTTAGCGAAAGCAAAATTTTAGGAGAAATAAAATGGCAATTGGACTTGATCGTAGCGCGGGCTATCTATATGCTGGTATTACAGGAAAATTAAATGGTGATGTAAATGCAACTGGAACTGGATATGCAGAAATTGGCCAGAGTGTAAAGTTGTATGTTGTAGCAGCAGGTGTTAATCTTTCGTCTGAAGATGATGCAGCTAATGAAGCTTTTGAAGCAGTCATTCAGGCATTTCCGCCAGTTTTAGCATTCTTTGCTCATGCCACTAGTGGTGCAATTAGTTTAATATGCGATGGTGTTAATGCACCAGATGCAAGTGTGTTACAAACTGCACTTCAGGCAATTGGTACAAGAAAAGGTGCAGTAAACTTAAGTAGTGCAACGGTTACAAATGGAACAAGTTTTGTTGTAAGTTAACAAAATTTGAGTGATGGTAAAGGGCAGACTAGTTCTGCCTTTTTTATTCTATAAATATATATATATGTATTTTTACACTGGCGTCACTTTAGTTGATATTACTGCCACTCGAGTAATACGGCACAACAATGATAATGGGACCAAAAGAAACCAACAGCGTAATTGGGAAACAGTGTTACAATGTATAGGTATTAAGGCCCAACCGCAACATATCGATGGTCCTTATATAATAGAAGACATTGAAGTTGATACTACTTCACTATTTCCACAAATATATCATGGCAAACAAAGATGCTGGGTTTTTAGTTTTGGTGTAGAACACGAAGACGTTTTTCTAAAAGGTAATGATCCAGTTGGAGCACTTGATGATACCTTTGCGCAAGTTCCGATAATCTGCGGGTTAGAAGAAACGGCTAAATTTATGTTGCCAATTTTTTATCCTTATGGTGCAATAAAAAACATATATTTTATAAAAGGTAGATTTAACGTAAATATTATCTAAACACAGGCATTATTCAGGCACCTTTTTATGGCAAACTATTTAGGCAATTAGTCAGAACCCTTTAACTTTATTGGAAAAGTAGAATGGCAGAAAGCGAAAGAGCCAGTCTTGAAGCGCATGTGGATTTATGTGCTGAAAGATATAAGGCATTGGAAGATAAATTAGATAAATTAGAAGAGCGTATGACTAATTTGGCAGAACATATTATAATTATACGTACCAAAATATCTGAATCTGCTGCAGAGACTTCCAGCAAAAGCAGCGGGCAGTTAATAACTGTTGGAACCGCATTTGGAGTTGCAATGCTCACAGGCTTGATTATGGTTATTGTACAACTTATTCTGAAATAATAATGAAGATTGTAGAACTTGTAAATAAAATTAAATTACCAATTACAAACGAAGAAGCAGATATGCTAGGACAATTTGAGGCTAATAAAAAAATTGCCCGAGAAGATTTATCACCTAGACAATTAGTTGTTGCAAATCATTTAGTAAACAAAGATGTTTTATTTAGAAAAAACGAAGATGGGAAAATCTACTACAAACAAAAAATTTGAGTTAAGTAAGGCACAAGAATTATTTGCAACGATCAGCACAAAATACATTAAAGAGTGGACAGATAAGCAATTAAAAAATTATATAAATGAACCCGTAGTAATACCCATTGGTAACTACGGGTTTTTAATTGGTCCATATCGTGTAAAAGAGAAACATGTAACGTGTTGGTGTGTTGAACAACAAGATGGCAAGCATTTGCATGATTTTGTCTCAAAAGCCAATGCTATTTTATATTGTATCAAACTTATGAAAAACTCCTCAACTGCTGCCGAGTTATTAGAACTAGATAGACAAATTGGAAAATTAGATAGAGATATTGATTTTTACGAGCACACAATTAAAACAACCAAAAATCAGTTTAAGATTGAAACTGCCTATAATAGATGTGTAGATGCTCGAATGCAGCGCCGATCAGTTTATAACATTTTGAAAAAAACTTTAATTTCGGCTAAATACTTAAAATTTGGGATACACCACTATGAGATTAACTGAAATGGGCGTTAAGCCTACCGCTAAAAAAATTAATACAGTAATGGAAAGCCGCTTTGGCGTAAAGATTGATTATGACAATCTAAATTTTCCAAAAGCTTTTGTACTAGCTCAAGGTTTGACAGAAAATTTGGAAAAAATAAAGCACAGCCATGGCGTGCATGTAGCAGAGAAAAATCCTAAGTACATGGAGTTGTTGATGGTTCGCGAAGGTCTACATCGTTGGATGGTTGAAAACAAGCAACAACTGATTATTGAAAGCGAGATGGGTAAGAGCCAAGCTATTCTTGCTGCCAAAGATATGGTTGACTCAATACAGGATATGCTTGAAGATGTAAGCAAAATGCAAAATGAGCAAATGCCGGCACTAATTGATACAATTCGTGATCAAATTGGAATGGAACAAGCTGACCAATTTAAAAACAGCGTTGGTGTACTTTTAGCTAACATGGTTGATCAATTAGGATCAGCTAGAGAGCAGGCCGATCAAGCAGCTAGAGCATTAGCCGGAGAACAAGTTGCAGCACCAATGGGCATGGGGGGTGTTCCGGCACCTGCTCCGGATGGTATGCCTGCCCCTGACATGACTAGTAACATGGATACAGATAGTTTTGCCGCCACTGATGCTGCTGCTGGTCCTAATGTAGTAGGCAGAGAGAAAAGATAATGCAAATTAAAGAGATAATCGTCGAAGACATAGTAGACGAAATGCTCGAAGATGAAGCAGACACCCGAGGAGATTTTAATTTAATTACAACATTGGAGTTCCTTCGTAATCGTGCTCACGACACTCATGTACAACCAAAAATTAGGGCAGATAGTTTAATAAATCTTGTCCAGACAGAAGGCGAACAAGCCTTTACCCTAGAAAACTTACTCAGTGCTTTTAAGAATAACCAAGAACTAAAAAATTTAATTAAAGACATTAAAGATGACAACAATGGCGTAAAGTATGTTTACCTGCAACCGTTTGCCGACGATTCTGAAGTAGCGGCACAAAGCGACGTGAATGCTCCTAAAACACCGCCGGAGCGTACAGTTGATGCCATGGCCAAATCGGCTCTTGCAAAAAGATCTTAAATAATTTATAATAACTCCAAGGAGAAATAATTATGGCTTATTCTGGTCAAGTCTTGGATCATTATGAGAATCCAAGAAATGTAGGTAAACTAGACAAAGCTGATCCTCGTGTTGGTACAGGATTAGTCGGAGCGCCGGCGTGCGGAGATGTTTTACAATTACAAATTCAAGTCGACGATGGAGTAATCACAGATGCAAAATTTAAGACATATGGTTGCGGGTCGGCGATTGCATCGTCGTCGTTGGTCACTACTTGGCTTAAAGGAAAAAGTCTTGATGAGGCGGATTCAATTAAGAATTCGGAAATTGCGGAAGAACTCGCGTTACCTCCGGTTAAAATACACTGTAGTATTTTAGCTGAAGACGCAATTAAAGCGGCATTAGCAGATTACCGATCAAAAAATGATTCAATTAACTGAATTAGCGGCCAAAAAGGTACAACAACAACTATCTAAAAGAGGACATGGTGTTGGAATTCTCATAGGTATAAGAACCACTGGTTGTTCTGGACTTGCTTATAAACTAGAGTATATAGATACGCCTTTAGATGAGCAAGTCAAGTATGAATCAAATGGTATTAGTGTATTTGTCAATCCCAAAGACTTACCTTACATTGATGGAATGATAATGGATTATCGACGCCAAGGACTTAATGAAGGCTTTGAGTTTATCAATAAAAAAGAACGTGACCGTTGCGGTTGCGGAGAATCATTCAGGGTATAAATGATAATTGAAAAATTTAATTATGAGCCAATTGATCGCACTACGGTAGAGGGCAAACGGCATTACTGCCTTCCTGA